GGGATTGAAAAAAATCGGAGATCGCAAAATCCCGCTCGAATCGGTGAGCTGCGACAGTTGGGGCGTCGACATTGTTTATCTGCCGAAAGACGGATCTTCTGCAAAAGATCCGTTCTGCTACCGGGATGGAAGGAATGAGACCACAATCCAAGGAGAAACGCCACGACCATAGCCAAAACGCAAATGCACAAGGTTGTGCTGACCATTAGGGTGACGTACAGCGTCAGTTTCTCTTTCGTGTCCGGTATCGGTGCTTCTGGCTTCTTGGTCATACATAAATATCCAGTTTGCGGTTTGTAAAAATCTCAAGGCTAAGTTGGTTGCGTTCAGCTTTTTTGACATACAACTCAAACTCAAGATCGTCAATTTTGTCCTTTACCTTTTTCATCTTTAGGGCTTGTTTGTACTCTTCTTCAAGCCTCTGCTGCCTGCGCTCAAGCGCGTCTGTTTTAGTCGGGTCGCTTCCCGGCTGAACCATCGGATACCATTTGTGTATGGGCGGAATCATTTCTTTTCACGTTCAAGTGCATCTTTGTACCCATGAATAACTAACTCTCTGGTTTCTGCTGAATCTGCTGTGCCCGCCCACTCTGCTAAATTGTTCCAAATAACCACGTAATCTGTTGACTTGCAGTATTGCGCATTGTTCTTCAGCCACCGAATCATTTGCTGATGGCGCTCGGACGGATTGTGGATGGTGTAGCCTATCCCATAGAACTCGCGCACATGGCAGCCACTCTTGGCTACGGCTCCAACTAGCCCCAACAGCAGTAACAGTATGAGCCAACGCATTTATCACACCACACTCCATGCAATCATATACGTGCCAAAGATGACGAAGGCCGCTATACAGGCTGCGGCAATAATTGCTTCAGCCCAGTCCCACATGATTAGGGTGACTCAGGCCAAGTGATTGTCCAAGGGAAACCAGACTGTGCAGTGATGTCACGCAGAGCTTGGCGGTATGTAGCCCATGCAGTTTTATCTGCGGTGCTGTCGGCAATCTGTGTCCAGTCGCTGTCTTTGAGCTTTTCAGTACGTTGGTTGCGTATGTTTGCAGCTTGCTCTGCGTCTTTAGCGACAATGGCATCAGCGTCCATGTCAGCCACGGAATATTTGGTATACCACTTGCCATCAAGTTGTTCTACGCCATCAGCATAGGCTGTTTGATAACGTGTAGGTTGGGCTTGTGGGCCTTCTAAAACAACATCAACACCCAAAGCTTCTAAGACTTCAGTTGTTGTTGTTTCCCATGATGGGCCACCATTGGCTTTTGTGTATGCACGAAATTCTGCTTCGTACATTACCGCGCCTGTTTGTGTTCGTATTTGCATGATTTTTCCTTATGCGATTGCCAAGAAGAGGTATGTTCCACCATTTACGTTGATGGCGGCTAAGATGGCTGAGTTCAACGCAAAGCCCGTTGAAACTGTTGTAACTGAACCAAGCGTTGCAGTATCAGCTGTTGTGGTATTTAGAGCAAGGTATGGGTCTGTCAATGTAGTCATACCACGGGCTGTGTCATATACATACCAGTCGCCAGTTGAATCTGTACGTTTGATAAGCACAAACCTTGCACCACCTGTAAATCCACAATCAATAGTTTGAGTTGTTCCATTGCCTGTGTATGTGCTTATTTTTGAAACACCGGGACAGCTTGCAAATAAATATGCTACATAAGTAACTCCATTAGCATTGGAGGAAGTAACACTACCATAAGCGTCTGTGGCATAAATTTGTGTTGTGGAATAACCAAGTACTTGACCGCCAATACTTGTAAAAGGATTAGCAGAAGTGCTGTTTAAACCTAAAAACATATCTTGGGTATAGGAAGGGTCGCTAGTATAACGGACAGCCCAGTTTGCAGTAGCTGAACGAGACTTAGCTATAACAAGTTGTGGAAACACGCCTAAATTATGGTTAATAAATTGGCTAGACCCGTTCCCTGTATAGCAAACCTCATCAAAGAAGCTGGGGGCGCGTTGGAAGAAGTAGTTAATGTAAGTAGCGGCGGCAGAATAATTCATACCGCCATTAGCTTGGTCTGCACCAAGCGTAAAACCAAGCATATCAAAACTAAGAATTTGCGTTGTGTAGTTTGACGCTTCAGCACTAGTCTGCTGTGTTTTTAAATAAGCAAGATTTCCACGCAACCTGTCATTTACAAAATTTGAACTATCTGCATAATTGTTTGAATTCCTGACCAAAGTCATATCTGGAGGAAATCCGGGTGTAGTAATGACGGCTGTTGCGCCTGTTCCATTTCTAGCCACAGGACTAAACACCTTAGTCGCATCCGTAGGCACTTTCATTGGGCCTCTGCGAATGGCTATGTAAATATAAGATTGACCAGATTGGTTTACGTTATCTTGAATTGGAGTAAACCCTTGCGCTGAAGGCTGACCCATAACTTGATTTTGTTCTTGGGCTGAAGCATTTGCGAATAACGCTTTATCCGCGCCAAAATCTCCATTTACAATCCAACCGCGCATGGTGTCCATCATCCACCAGTCGTTAGCCGCATTGGTTTGTTTAATCATTACCCACTGGGCTTCATACCCAAGATTAATAAGTTGGCCGCCTGTCGCACCATTGCCGGTATAGCTTCCGCATGAAATCACATTGTCTGTACCAGTTAGACCAAAGCCTCCTGCGTTGTGGGCGAATAGGTAGGCTACATAAGTGTAACCAGAAGCGTTTACATTTTCAATTCCTGATGTACCGCCACCCTGAGCATTAACAGTAAATGTTGTAGAACTTGCTTGATTGCAATAACCGCCTGTAGTTGTTCCAGTAACAGCCGACCGATTTAAATTTAAAACTATGCCAGAACCATCATATATGTGAAACACAGACCAATTTGTTGTATTGCTTGTGCATTTAATAATTACACAACCTGGCGCTGAACCAAGATTGTGAGATATAGCCCTAGGATCTGCACCATTCCCCGTATAAGTCACAATATCAAAAAACTTTGGTTGCTTGCGGAATGTCCATGAGCAAGTTGTTTGGACAGTACCTGTGTAGTAGTCAGTACCAAACGTAAAACCGTTTGATAAATCAGCAATCCGGTAATAACCACTTAATGCCGCTGATGTACTATTTGAAGACAAAGCATTGTAAACAGAACCCGCACTTGTTTGCAAAACATGGTCAAACACATTAGAACGGCTTTTAATCCAAGTTAATCCACCATAAGTAGCTAAATTAATTCCATTGATAATGTTTTGATTTGACGCGGAAGTATTAAAAAGGTATGTGCTGAACACATCTTCAATGTACTGAGGAACAGCGGCTACACCACCACCAAAGGCATCGTAACTAGCCGCACCAGAAGTTGCTTGTAATGGCATGGTTTAAGCCTTAAATTGAGTGTTGCTTGCCAAGACTGTGAAAGTCGCACTTCCTGTCTTGATAATCAAATAACGATAGCTATCAATGCCACTAGCATTACCAGCAGTAGGCGCACCACCTAACCACCTTGTCGTAACACCTGATGTAGTGCCATCAACTTGCACAGCAGAGTTGTAATAAGCCGTTGAGCCTTGAGTGACCAAGAAAGCCACAGTCATTGATTGACCTGTACTCATCAAAGTATTCAATGATGTACCGCTAGAAGCCCTGAAGTTAACTGTCCAGTTTGCACTTGCGTTGCTTGTGTAGTAAATAACAGACTGAGTTGTAATGTCGTAGTTAATTGTGCCTGTAGCTGCTGTTGCAGATACTGTAGTTACCTCTGCTGCATCGTTTAGAACAATAGCTGTAGCTGAAGATGTACCCGAGAAGGTCTGCGTTGCTGTAAACGTGGTGGCTGTACCGGGGGCCACGTAATCAGTACCAGCAGTTGCGTTAGCTAGTGCGCCACCAGAATTGGCTTTAAGAATTGCAGTACCTGAAGGCGGGGCCAAGTAGTCAGTACCGGCAGTAGCGGCAGAAATTGCCGTAGCGTTGCCCTTTAAAACACCTGTAATTGTTGTAGATAGCGTCAAAGCTGGGGTCGCACCGCCTGAACTTGTACCTGCGAGGCCGTTAGCCGATGCCACAGATACTGCGGTTACGGTTCCTGAACCAGCCGTGCTGGTAGCAATTTTTACGTAGTCAGTACCGTTGTAGTAAACAAAACACTTCTCGCCTACAGCAACAGAAACACCGGATTGACCAGCAGCTTTAAAAGTTACCGCGCTAGTAGCACCTGCGTGATCTACCATATACAGTTTGCTGTAGCTGGGGCCTGTGATGACCTTTGTAACAGTTTGCGTGCCGGTAATACGGATCACCATGTACTGGGCTGTAGTTGACCCAATATTGTTTCCTGATGCACTGCCTGTGGTATTCGCTAGGGTAATAGCGCCATCACCTGCAAAAGACAGTGTGCCTGCGATGGAAATGTCAAGGTAATCAGAAATGCCATAGTTGACTGTATCGCCCCATGTACCTGAGAGCGTGCCCTGTGTGGGGGTGACTAAGCCCAAGAGAGTCGTTGTAGCTGCCATGTTCGTTCCTTACGAAGTATTTATATTCTGCCAAACTGTTGACTGTTTGTCATCAATTAATTGCCAAGTATTTGATTGCTTGTCGTCAATGAGCTTCCAGTAAACTGCCACCACACTTCCAACACTGCCTGTCGCTCCGTTACCTGTTAAACCAAACGTCCTAGGCGTGCCCATTGTTCCTACAGCACCTGTTGAACCAACACCCGTTAACCCAACAGTTTTGCCCGGTGTTACCGTACCAACAAACGCCAATGCTTGGTTAGAGTTCAGCGGCACAATCGGCCCAGTAACTTCACCTAGCGCGAAATTACCCGTTATTCCTAAAGTACTTGTAGCTACAACTGTACCTACACTACCCGTTGCCGCATTACCCGTCAATGCCTTAGTAACCGCGTTTACTACAGACCCAACTTCACCAGAAGCTGCAACCCCTGTTAACGCAATTGACCGCCCCGCAACAGATACACTACCAACCGCGCCCGTAGCGCCCACACCGGTAACCGCAAATCCGTAGCCAAATCCTACATTAGTACCGCCCCAAACTCCGTCACCCCAAGCACCGTAGCCCCAAGGCGTACCATTTAAACCTGTTGCACTAACACCAGTTAAAGCAACCGTAACCGAAGCGCCAACTGTACCAACCGATGCAGTCGCTAAATCACCAATCTCAGCGGCTGACTGACTCTGAACAACTGTACCAACTGCCCCCGAAGCGCCTACACCCGTAATCGCTACAGAAACGATAGGCGAAGCCGCGCCAACGACTGAAACAGCTTGATTGCCTGTAGTAGCAATTGCGCCGCCCCAACCATAGTCGCCCCACGCATTATCGCCCCACCCGAGAGCCATACCCTACCTTTAGGTTGTAGCGATACGCAACAACGCAGCAGCAGTGGTATTAGCAGGCATAGTCAATGTAAATGTACCGGCGGTAATTGTTTGTGAACCGAAGGTATGTACGCTGACAGCCTTATTACTCTGAGTAGAGTTATAAATAAATACTGTGTCAAATGCAGTCGTCAAAGTCACGGTTGTGTACGTGATCGAAGCTGAAGGCGTCCAATAAGCTGTACCGGCAGTTGTCGAAGTGTTTGTAGACGCGGGAGCCGTAGCGTTCGTCACGGTAACACCGCCAGCCGAATAGCCTGTACCGGACACTTCGCCAGTAGCGGAATACACAGTGGTTGACGCATTAATCGTTGCACTTGTTAAATACAAAGCTGCTTTGAACGTATCAGCAGTGGTAGCAGCACGAATAGGCGCTACCCCAAAATTATGAGTTGCAGTAAGAACTTCGCCTAGGAACGAAGTGCACATTGCTTGGGTATTAGCCATGATGTTTCCTTATGTAAGAGATGCTGCTTCAGCAACAATTGGGGGCATTTTCTTTAGAGCGACATGGGCTGAACGATGCACCAACTCACCCTCTAACCAATACTCCACCCAAGTGGTGTATTCGTTTTCATTATCGACGACTCCCTCTCTTTTCTCAAGCAGAGATTCATCCATATCACCTTTGGTTGTAGTAACAATCAATTTGAACTCCTAATCAACGAAGTGGTTGGGCCGTTGGTCGGCATGGTAACTGTGAATGTGGTCGTAGAAGTCTTATCAGACCCAAAGTCTAAAACAGCAACAGACTTGTTGCCTTGAGTAACGTTGTAGATCAACGCACATCTTGCGGTAATCGCGCCTGTCCAAGCAACGTTAGGGAAGCTAACATAAGCTGTGTAACCAGAAGTGCTGACTGTGATTGGGGTCAACTGCGAACCACCAAGAGCATACGTACCCGTAGCCGCCACTTCATTGGCCGTGCTGTACACAGTTGTGTCGGCATTTAAATCCGCGCTGGCTGTGTACAAGGCAATCTTGATAACGTCAGTCGTCAAGTCGTGTATGCCTTGATAAAGCTCTGCTTTAAACGATGTGGTCTGGGTCTGGATGATTGACATATCAAGTCACCTTCTGACGGAACTGACCAGAACGGTAAGCGTCTTGACGCTCCATACCATCGCCCAAACGTTTGGCCAACGCAAGAGCTTCCATGAACTTCTGGTTGTATAGTGTCATCATGTCTGGCTCACCCTTCATGTAGGTGTAAGCCTCGACCAAAGATGCGTACAACAACACTGTGTCAAAGTTATCACCCAACCATGTACGGCCATCTGCCGCCACTGTGATTGATTCCGGGTAGTAGTAATAGTGCAACTCAACACCATAGCTTGCATCGGCTGTTGGGCCAATTATGAACGAAAGTTCATCATAAATTACAGAACTTAATACTGTTGGGCCAAACAGCGCATAGTACTTAGGCGTGCCTGTATCTGTTGTTGGGTTGGGGTACGCTTGCCGAATAAAGTTAACATCTTTGTTAAGCAAGTACTCGTAGTTGCCACTAGCGTCAATGACCGCCATTGAATACACAGCTAAGAAGTCAAGGGGGCAGTCTAAATACTTTGTGTTCACCGCAATGGTGCTTGTCACGTTCTTGCGAATTGAAGGGAACTGAACCGAGTTGTAAATACGCTGCTCCGCCTGCGTAACAAACACAGGAAGATTAGCCACGAAGTTTGTCTCCGTGTTCTCTGTGTACGCGCTAATTGCGTTATAAAGCTCGGTCTTGGTCATAGTTACGCCATCGGGCCTCTAGACATTACACCCTTGGTAGCGCATCCAGCGCCGCGCATCCTGATACCAGATGTTTTGGTAGGCTCATTACCAGCGGATTTGCTGATGTTACCAACGCTTACATCAAAGTTGTCAAGCTTGCTGCGGTTAGGGCCAGAACCGGGGTTCTCAGCTACACCTACAGGCGCACCACTCATGGTGTGCGGTTTAGCATACGCAGAAGCAGGTAGATTGTTAATTTTGGCCATGATATTAACCTGTGGTTTGGTTGTTAGCACGAGACAGGTTACGTCCCAAGCGCATGCGGTCGTCAGTTGTAGGGCCACCCTTTTTCAACTTCAAAGCTGTGCCTTTGCCGCCCTTGTGTTCTTGCTTGTCGTGCTGCTTGAACGCTTTTTTAATCAGAGCAACGTCTTGCTTCTTGTCTGACTTCATGTCTTCTTTTGCCATATTAAGCTCCTATGTAACGCTTACTGTAACTGTACCAACAAATGTCGTTGCCACCAAGTAGTTTGGCGTCAAAACTGCATCAAAATTAACCGACCCGCCAACGGGGTTCCACCCCCACTGAACATCCCGCGAACCGCCAGTCAGACTGCCAGTAGCGCTTACCCCTGCTGTAACGTACGTTGTATCCTTGCGTGGGTTACGCACAGCTTGTGGATCATCTACTGGGTACATACCCAACTGCAACTGCGGCTGGTCAGGATCCCAGCACGTACCACACACCATCAAATTGTAAAGCTTTGTCTTAATAACTTCTTTACGAAGCGCAGTCAATTTAAATTGTTGACCACACCTATCGCACATGGCGATACTGTTCTTGCCAGAAGCAAACCGATTGCCCATTTACGTACCGCTACCAATAAACATCTGCCTCGGAACAAAACGAACCGAAGCCTTCTCACGATCTTCATCAGCGGCCAATTGCCAAGCTTCATCATACTGTTGCTTCAAGACCGGCAGGCGCTCAGCGCCATTCTCAATCTTAAGAGCCAAGTAATAGGCTAAACCGGCCACCATACAAGGCAGGAAGCGGAAAGGTACATCCATCGTGCGCACACCCCCGCCAGCATCGTCAATACGGCGCATGCGCCAGTAAACGAACTGATACGTTGTACTGTTGTCTGGTGTTGGCCAGAGGGTCACAGAGGGAAGATTCTGCGTGTACACAGCCACACCGGTTGAGTGTGCTGTGGCGGTTGTACCGTTCTGCCCACGGAAGCAGTTGTAAAGCACGTTGCCAGAGATGTAACCATACTGAATAGTTTCAGACTCAATCAGCAAAAACCCTGTAGCTGGAAGTCCGGCAGTAGAAGTTAATGTGATCGTAGTGGCTGAAGATAGAATCCCACCGTTGAGCGTTGTGCCAATCGATGAAGTCTGACCATCCAAACGTTGATACCACACCTGAATAGGGCGGGCTTGTTGCAGTTTGTTTGGAATCGTGGCATAGGTAGAAACACTGATACGCGTGATGGTCAGGTCAGCCTGCGTGGATGCGCTCCCCGCGCCCGTGCGAATCACATGCTCAAGTAAATCTACCGTATCAACGGGAAGCGCATAGGTGTTCAGACCCGGAGTCAGGTTAATCGTACCCTGCTCAAACGTCCACATGTTGACACCACGGTTTGCCCAGTCAGCAAACATCAGATTCAATGAACGACGGGCAGTACGTAAATCGTAGCCCGTGCGCAACTCTGAACCGGCACGCTCAAACGCTTCCTCAACCAACTCAGTGAGGTCAAGGTTGAATGCTGCGGTTCCTGAAGTAGTCATTTAAAGCTCTTAAGAGTTTTAGCCAAACGCGCACGCTGCCCCATTTTACCGGGTTGTTTTGCAGCGGCGTTCAGCTTCTTTGCAGGAATCTTTTCACCGGCTTTAACGCCCAACGATGCGCGTAATGCACCGGGCTTCTTGATTGCGTTTTGAATAAAGTTTTTGGTAGCCATTATCTAAACCCCGCCGTTTTCTTTGCAATCGTTTTAGGTTGCGCTACGAATTGTTTACCGGCGGCTTTTCCGGCTCGCTTGGCTTTGGTCGTCGCAGCGTACTCAGCAGGGCTGAGACTTTTGATCGCAGCTTTTGGAAGGTATCGCTCACCTGTGTCAGAAGATTTTTTACCACTTTTGGTTCCCCATTTTTGGTCGCCCCAATCCTTGAGAGATTGTTGCGGTTTAGCCAATCCACCACCAGCTTTTTTAACACTCGCACAATGGGCCTTTTCCGAAAAACCTTTTGGGTTATTACAGTCTATGGACTTCTTGCGCTTTTCAGACCACTTAGTCACGATACCCACCGCCTGCGGCTTTGTACTTCTTAGCAACAAGCTGAGCTTTACGAGCCGACCACTGACCTGCGCCAGTGCCCTGCGTTGCTGCGGCTTTTACTTGAGACACAATCCTCTTGCGAAGATTCGGCTTAGTGTAATTGCCAGCCGCATTCACCTTTCCACCCTCTTTATACTGGGTAAAGTCAGTGTCGTCCCGCCGGGCTTTCTTGACGCCCTTGGGCATTTTAGAGGGGGAGATGTCCCCCATTCCACGGCTGGCCATCATGATGTTAGCAGGCTTTGCCGACGTAATTCATCTTTTTCATGCCGCCCATTTTCATGGCGATCATAGTGCCTTTGGTTTTGCCTTTTGTAGCAACGCCGTCAGCGCGTGAAGAAGCAGAACCACCAGCAGCCATCTTTTTCATGCCGCCTTTTTTCATGCCCATCATTTGCTTTTTGTCTGACGCCATGTCAGCTTTAGAGCCTTCTTGTGCGCCTTTTTTCTTAGCCATCATTGCCATGAAGCCGGGATTCATTTTGGAAGCCATAGTATTACCACCTTCTTTAAAAAAAGCCATTTTTCCGTGATCGGTTTTAGGCTTGTTGATACCTTGCACATCTGGACGAGTTTCCCCGCCCTTACCAAACTTCTTACCCTTATCCGCTTCGTTGAA